TTCAATCTTTTCTTCTGCTGATAGGCATGCCCATAAGTAACCCATAACATATGCGTTACCACTATCTTCGCTATCATTGCGAATTGCTTTTGATAAGCGTTTGATTTGCTGAAGTATCTTCATACTTGTATCTATATCCATTAGTACCAACCTCTCTTCTTCCAGTGCTGCCAAGCAACTGATGGCTTTCCGTATCGGTGCGATATGTACGACAGCCCCTTCTCAATTTGGAGAGGGGCTGGAGTGCCAGGCTTAGTCTTTAGTACCTGTGCAATTCCATATGCAGTAGACCAAGGGTTATCTGCAACATGATTCCATGCTGATTCTTTACCCCATAATTGGTTGAGTGCATACCATTCAGACTTGCTCCAATGTGGATAGTAGATAGACATATATCCACGAGCATATACTTTGGACATTGATGATGTCCATTGTTTTGGTTTGTTGTCATAGCATTCAAGCACAATTGTTTGATACATCTTGTGTTCCATGCCTTTGATATATGACTTAACTGGTGTGCCAATTAAGCCAGCAAATGCAAGTAAAGTTACACTAATAATAATCTGGTACTTTTTGACGGCTGTAAACATAGCCCTCCTAGTCTGCGTAGATTACATCATATGGTTCATCTGGTTCTGGATTACTGCATACACATTCCCATATAAAGCAACCACATTCATCACATTCTTTGTTCTTACCGAAGGCTGCATCATCTTCGAATCGTGGCTCACTCATTTGTAGTTGTCCTTTCGTCTACTATTTCTGATTTCTCTCTAACTGGAATACCTCTATTGATTAGATATGCACGATAAAGTTCTTCGTATTCATCATGGTATTTGTTGGCAAGAAAGCGTCTGGCATATGATGACGCTGCAACTCTAACGCTATTATATTTACTGGTCATACTTTCTCCTTGTGTAGTTTCCAGAATGCTGCATCTGTTGTTACTGTTACTTCTAATTCTACATCAGGATATACAGATAGTAAATGGTCTAGGGCTTCACCTGCAGAATTGTATCCTGAATATTCTGATGAATGTCCCACGGCTGGATAGACTCTGGCATCCCAGCAGTTTTTGTTACTATCACTGTAATGGAATTGCACACATTCCATTTCCCAAATTTCAACCTTCATATAAATACGCTCCAATACTTCATCTGTCTTGTTGTGTCTGCTAGATAGCGAGCAACATCTGAATGTGCTGTTTCATTATAAAAGTATTTTGTTTTATTATCAACTACTACTTTCATAAAGATGGTGTCATTCTCATCTATATCTATAGATACTCTGTCGTCTTCATAGTATCTAAACCATTTGGCTGTGTTAACTGGTGGGTGTTTAGCCATTACTCTTGCTGCCCTCTCATTTGTATCTGAAATTCTACCATTGCTACGACATCTTCATGTCCTAGTATGGCATCTTCTTCAGTGTGATACCGTGCTTGATAGTTAGATAACGAATCGTTATCGTCATCAATAAATATCATAGTCTCATATGCTTCTCCACCATAAGGATATGGTAATTGCACTGTTGAAATTGTATAGTTTTCTATATCTGTTTTAATATCTAATGTCATTTTGTTTCCTAACATAAAGTTATAATGATTCAACGAAAGCAATTGCTTCTCGTCTAAAGCGAAAGCCATCTTTGTAATCAAGTGTTATTAAGTCAAGTACTGCCCAGTTCTGTGCATTATAACTTGAACCTATAATACGTGTGCTTACATAGTATCTATTACATGGACTAACAATTCCATTGTAAGTACTAAATGAGTGTGGCAATTTATCATATTGTACTTTACTCCATCTAGTTTTTTTGTTCATTAAAATGGTCGTTCTACGTGGCTATACATGCAGTTGTCTCTGTATTCTTTGAAGCGCTCTCTAGTTCTGCGCTCCTGTTTAATTAGAACATGATTAGCAAACAGTAGTATGCCTACTGTTGATAGCATTACTGTAGATGCAATGATGATAGCAATCATATCTATCCAAGATAGAATCATATTGGTTTCTCCTTTTAAATATAAAGATTAACTTGTATATATCAGTTAAGTTTATTACTTAATCAAATAAAAAGAAAGGGAGTGAGTAGCCTGGTAACTACCCACTCCCTAACTATTATACGTGTACTTCTACAGAATGTACTTCAACCTGTGGAAATGGAGCACGACGTTTGCTTTCGTCAATATTTTGACGACGGTCAAACTTAGTAACTAAGCGACCAGTAACTGTAACAGGTAGTGAAATCTCTGTACCTGCTTTGGCTGTACCAAGAATTTCTGCAATTGTAGAATCATCTAGAGCGATAATATTCATACCAACTACATAGATTTTACGGTCAGCAGTTCCATCTGAAGTACGACTTACATCACGTTGGTCAAGCCAACCTGTAAGTAGAGTTCCAGTTGCATTCTTATATGTCTTTATATTCTTGATAGTACCTGTGATACTTACTTCGTTTTTCATTTGTCTTACTCTCTCTCTTGATTAGTTTCTGATTAGTTTATTTACTTGTTGGCTGGTAGCCCAGCCGAAGGCACTGGGCTACCTGCCTATTTATTTTATTCAGTTATATCATATGACAACCAACCATTACAGAATTTATCTATAGTTTTTGGATGCCAATTACTAAGGTCATAGTGTGAAAAGAATTTAGCCATTAATTTATGACCACACTTATGACATAAATGAAATTCAAACTCTTTACTATTAGGATTCATTGTATCAACATACTCATTGTATCCACCTTCAACTCGGAAATTGAGCATATTCTCAAACGTACCATAATATTTATCAGCATATACTATGAGATTACATGAATCGCAGCGTTGACTGAGATTAGCATTGGTTTCGATAATCTCAGCACGTGTTGGTTTACGAGGCATTTATTTCACCAACTTTCTTACATTTTGTTCTAGTGGTTTATCACAATCTGTGCAATTAGGAAAGATTTTAGGAGTCAGTAAGTGGCACCACATACATTCAATTTCTCGATTGCGTTGACGTTCGTCATCTAATTCCCATAGTTCATCATATACACCACCATCAATTAATTGCACAATTGGTGGTAAGAATTCATTGCGTGTTAGCGGTTCATCTTCATCTATAAACTTAACTGATAACTCAATTAGTTTACAATCATCACTCCACTTTTCAAACATGATGGCTCGTTTACGCGGTGGTGCAATATAGGTTTGTGATGAGACCCAATCACTACCATTAGGTTCATCTATGTCTACCGACATACCTTTACCTTCACCTAACCTATCATCTTCATGTAGATTCCATGCATTTCTGGTGGACTTGGCTTCATCTGTTTCTATACATTCTTGGCACTTGCCTACTGGTAAACCTTCAGCAGAATCTCTAGCGATAATCATACATTCATAGCATTCGTTTGTTATTGATATACCAACTGATTCAGTCACTTGCTTTCTCCTTTTCTGTACTTTATGTGAAGTCTGCTATCGCTTGCCGTAGCAGACTGAACTACTTTATTGTTCTTCATCTCTAATCCACATAAGCAATTTACCTAAGTGGTTTTCACCTTTACCATTGCAGACACCCCAGAAAGTATCTCCCCAGGTATTGCCTTCAACTATTTGTTCGTCACCTGTAGCCATTAACTTGGCATTTAACTCAGGGTTTTGAGCAAATTTGGCTCGTAATACGGTAAGCATATAACTTAATTTAGTTTCATTCCAATCATTAATTAAAGTTATACGCTTACCTAATTGCTTAGCCTCAACTCCAGATAGGTTAGAGAACTTATCCATATCAGGTAAGTATTTACATTTACCAGCCTGGAATGCGGCTTCAGCATTTCTATACCGTTTGCCATATACAACAACAGGACTTTCATAGAAGTTAGAAAGCCATGCATATTCACCACGAAATGAAGTTATCATTTCTTTATCCTTTCCATACATCATTAAGATGCACATATTCGGTTGGACATGAACCACCCATAAAGCATGGACATGACTCACTGTCAACGAGTTTTTCTCTGTTTCGTTTACATTTTTCTTCATCTGTACAGGCGTATCCATTTTTCCATAAATCCATTGCAACGCCTTGCTTACCACATAATGAACATGTTGTTATTGACATGTTATATCCTTTCTTTACGTTGGGTGGAAGTTCTTACTTACGACATTAGGCGAGAACACTTCCGAAACTGCCTATGTTTCGAGTTAGTTTAACGACATAACTAGGTCGTAGACTTGTATATATCGGTTATGCTGACATAACTGGGTCTCCGTACTACTATAGAAACCAGAATATCAAGCAAAGAAAAACCCCCTATTTCTAGGGGGCTTTTCTAACGGTCAGATACCTACGGCATCTACCATGAAGACCGTTTCCCAGGTCTTATCAGGTAACTGACTGCTTCGTAACTTGCCCGAGACCGAGATTGTTGGGCGTAGCGTCGCCTTGGCGACGTTGCGCTCTCTAGTTTCAGTGCTCTCAGGCTCGCCGTCAACGAAGGCGAGGTCTCCAGCGGATGTATCTGGTTGCGCAGACTCTTTGGCAAAGTACTGCAACTCCAGGCTGTGGAAGGCATCCACTGCGTCGAAGGAGCGGAACCGTAGCGACGCTTCGAATTTGCCGCTCGCATCACGCAGAATAAGGATGCCTTTAGCGTAGGCATTGCCCTTCTTGGAGGTGCGAGTCTCGACGTATGCGAGTTCGGCGTTGTCATAGGAGATTTGAGTGGACATTGGAACCTGCTTTCACTTTGTAGTTTTCAAATTGCGCGGTTGCGCGGAACGCATGAGCGCACAGGTTCTGTAGCAAAGTCAAGGCGCTTGCGCCGTAATCAACACGCGGAGCCTGCGTAGCGTGGGGATTTGACTTGCTAACAGGTTCTGTGCGAGATTGCATGGAGCAGCACCGCAGCATGCAGAAAACTGCATAGTAGAAAGCCGTTCCCTGTCCGCCAAATCCCATGACCGCTGAACCGCTAGTCGGGCGAGCCTCCAAGATTGGCAAGCACGGAGCAAAGGTATTCTGCGTGATGGCAAATTCGTGCTAGCGAAGGTGAGCCCTTGACTGCGTGGTGCCGACACCCTGGGTTGCGTACTCAGCAAAGAGGCAAGCCCAGATGCAGACGCTCAGACATCGCCGTAGTGCGAGCCTACTGAAACTGGTGAGCGCAGGTGCATAGCACCAGCACAACGATTGAGGTAAGGGCTGTTCGAAGCCCAGTTACCATAAGACCAGAAACGGGCATAGAACAATATACTGTCTAGTTAGAATACGCTCCCAGAAATAGGGAGGTAGTCTGCGCAGATAGAACCCAGTCAGAAGCCCAGACTAACTGTACAGGCTGTCGTCAGACTAACAGTTCTGGGGTCTAGATGACCCCAGACTGTTAAAACGGTGACCCAGTTAGTATGTGTATCTCTACAAAAAATATTTCTGTACAATAGTATACCCCCAGTCTGACCTGCAGTTTTATAAATAGTTCTATAAAAAGTGTTCGTTTGACCTGTTTGAACGGATTAAGTATATATAGAGACTATAATAGATTCGCAAGTCTTTTTAATAGCCTTGCTCATCCTGTACAGTAGTCTGTATATAACTGTTACAAGGCAGGTGAATACTGCCTATTTTAGGGGAGCATATGACATTCGAAAAGGGGGCTGAGAACCCCAACCGTGCAAAGGCTAATGCTGATAAGCAGAAGGTTCTAGACCTGGTATCCGAAGGTATGTCTGTAGCCACGGCTATGACTAAGATGGGGAAGAAGCCTGATACCGCCCGCATCTGGATAATGCGAGACCCAGATTTTGCTCGTAGGCTAGAGCAGGCTAAGGAAGACGCTAAGACCAACTCCATCAAGGCGCTGGGAATTCCGAAGGATGAAATATCCTTTGCCCAGTTTTCTGAGATGTTCTTGGGGTCTAAGGTGTTTCCACACCACCAGGACTGGATTGATATGATTGAGGGGCGCGACCCCTCCTGGCTCCACCCTGGTATGACCTATGAGCCTGGGGACAAGACTCGTATGCTCATCAATGTTCCACCTGAGCATGCCAAGTCAACCGTAATCACGGTCAACTATTCGACCTACCGTATCGCCATCAATTCGAATGTCCGCATCATTGTGGTTTCTAAGACGTTGAACAAAGCGCGTGAGTTTGTATACTCAATTAAAAATAGGTTGTCCCACCCTCGTTACGCCAAGATGCAAAACACATTTGGTCCTGAAGGCGGCTGGAAGGGTGATGCAGACACTTGGCGCGTAGATACCGTCTACCTTGGTGGCGATGCGCGTGATTCATCTGAGAAAGACCCAACCATCCAAGCCCTAGGTATGGGCGGTCAGATTTACGGCGCTCGTGCTGACCTGATTATCCTAGACGACTGCATCACTACGGCTAACGCCCATGAGTATGAGAAGCAGATTAACTGGCTACAGAAGGAAGTTATTACTCGTCTTGGCAAGAACGGCAAACTGCTTATCGTAGGAACCCGTATTGCAGCAACAGATTTCTATAAGGAACTTCGTGACCCGAAGTACTGGTCTAACGGCAAGTGCCCCTTTACCTATATGGCTATGCCAGCGGTATTGGAGTATGCAGAGAAGCCAGAAGAATGGAAAACTTTATGGGCTAAGTCCGACATCCCTTGGGATGGAGATGATGACGAGCCTGATGAGAATGGGTTATACCCCAAGTGGGACGGGCTTGCTTTACATAAACGGCGCGGTGAGGTAACTGCCTCTACTTGGGCGCTGGTCTATCAACAAGAAGATATAACTGAAGATGCAATCTTTTCACCAGCACTGGTGCAAGGCTGTATCAACGGCATGCGAAAGCGCGGGCTTCTTGACCCTGAGAAACCTGGACACCCAACTGTTGTTCGTGGGTATACCATCATTGGCTTTGACCCTGCTATGGGTGCTGGGCATGCAGCATTTGTGGTTATTAACTATAACTCTGCTGACAGTCGTATCTATGTACTTGACTGTGTAAACATGTCTGAACCTACACCAGGAAAGATTCGGGACACAATTGAAGACTTGGTTACGAAGTACCGCCCTAATGAGTTGCGTGTTGAGATTAATGCTCATCAAAAAGCGTACTCGCTAGATGATGATTTACGTAACTGGCTTGCTCAGTATGGCTGTGATTTAAAGCCACACTTTACTGGTAAGAACAAGTGGGACACAAACCTTGGCGTTGCTTCTATGTCTTCCTTTTTTGGAACGGCAATAGATGGCAAGTTCCAAAATAACAACTCAATAGAGTTCCCATCTACTGATGGTTCAGAAGGCATTAAGTCCCTACTGCAACAGTTGATGACATGGAAACCAAATACACGCGGTAAGACCGACTGTGTTATGGCTTTATGGTTTGCCGTCTTACGTGCAAAGGAATTAATGCAGGCGGCTTCGTTTACGAACCGATATAAAGAAAATCGTTGGGCAACTCGTGCTCAACTTAAAAAGCGACAGTCCATTAATCTTGACGAAGCATTCCAAGAGCAATGGCAAGAAAACTATGGATAGGAACTATTATGGCTCGTTCAATTAAAATTGAAAGCATTGGTGGTGGAACCCGTGGAGTAGGTGGTTCTGTTTCTCGACCAGTAAAAAAATCTGTTAATAAAGCAATGTTAAAAGCAAATGCAGAAAAAACTGGTCGTAGAACAATTGGTTCTACAACTTTAAATAAAAAAGGACAAGTTGTTGAATACATGTCTGGCAAAAAAGTTACGGGAACTGCTCGCAAAATTAAAGATAACTCTCAACGTACTGAACTAGAGGCTAAAGGATATTCAAAACGCGCTTCGCTTCCAAAATATCCAAGTAAAAAAAATATTGGAAATCCAGACAAATTAACTACACCTAAAGTGCCAGTAAAGCCAAAGGCTTCACGTACTCGTTCAGGAAAGAAGTCTAAGTAATTATGGCGCGTTCAATTAGAATTGAAAGTATTGGTGGTGGCTCACGTGGAGTCGGCGGTTCTGTTTCTCGAACAGTTAAAACAACAAAGGGTAAGGCAAAAGTAAATCGTAGAGTAAATAACATTAATGACGAGGCTGACAACCGAACTGGTGGAGCATTTGGCTATACTTATAACAAAAGTAAACTTAAAGAAGTTGTTGATAATTCTGGCACTACAAAAGTAAAACCACGTAATCTTGGTAAAACATTAAAACAAATTGCACCAAGTCGTAAAAAAGAAGTAAAAATAGTTAATAAAATTATAAAAAATCGTGGCGAAGCAATTAAACCAAATGTTAAAGTAAATCCAAGAAATGTACCTAAAGTACCAGTAAAGCCAAAGGCTTCACGTACTCGTTCAGGAAAAAAGTCTAAGTAATTTTTAATCAATCGTTAGGACACAAATGTTAACAATTAAGCAGATTGCGGCGCGTGTTGAGTCGCTTAAACACCGCGCCCGCGAGCGCGATTCACGACATGAAGATGTTCTAGCAGTACGTCGTGGTCAGATTTCTAGCGTATATCCTGATTTCTTTCCAGATGGTGTTGATGCAAACGTAGTTGCAAACTTTATTGACATTGTTGCACGCGACCTCTCTGAGGTAATGGCTCCGCTTCCTGCTATTAACTGTTCTGCAATTAACCAAGTAGAAGATAAATCACGCAAGTTTGCTGACAAGCGAACTCGTATTGCTTCTAACTACTTCATTAATTCAGACCTGCAAGTGCAGATGTATACTGGTGCAGACTGGTACATCACATTTGGTTTCGTCCCATTCATTGTTGAGTTCGACGAAGAAGCAAAACTGCCGCGTATCCGCATAGAAAACCCTGTAGGTGCTTACCCAGAGTATGACCGCTATGGACGCTGCGTTGCTTTTGCTAAAAAATACCGCATGACAATGGCAGAACTTTGTGCTCAGTTCCCTGAACACGAAGAAGGCATTCTTGGTGATGATGGTTATAACCAAGATATGAATGGTTACCTAACTGTCATTCGATACTATGATAAAGAGCAGTCTGTAATTTATATTCCAGAGCGCAATAACTATCCAGTATCTGTTGCGGAAAACCCAGTCAAGAAGATGCTAGTTCACATTGCACGTCGCCCATCTGTTGATGGCGAGATGCGTGGACAGTTTGATGACGTACTCGGTATTCAGTTGCTTCGCAATCGTTTTGCATTACTTGCAATGGAAGCAGCAGAGAAGTCTGTTCAGTCACCTATCGTCTTGCCTAGTGACGTTCAAGAGTTTGAGTTTGGTGGAGATGGAGTAATCCGCACCAACAATCCTGCTGGCGTTCGCCGTGTAGAACTTCCTATCCCTGCTGGTGCATTCAATGAACAGCAGATACTTCAAGGTGAACTACGCACAGGAACACGTTATCCAGAGTCACGTACTGGTAACGTAGATGCTTCGATTATTACGGGACAGGGCGTTCAAGCCCTTATGGGTGGATTTGATACGCAGGTTAAATCTGCTCAGGCTATCTTTGCTTCAGCACTTAAGAATGTTATTTCAACATGCTTCTGTGTTGATGAAGTTGTATTTGATGTTAAGAAGACAGTTCGTGGCGTAGATGCTGGTTCACCATACGCTATTGAATACACTCCATCTAAAGACATTAAGGGTGACTACTCTGCAGATGTCAGATATGGAATGCTTGCTGGATTAAACCCAGCACAGGGACTTATTTTTATGTTGCAGGCTTTGGGTGGCGACTTAATCTCAGTTGACTTGGCTCAACGAGAAATGCCGTTTGGTATTAACGTCACACAAGAGCAAGAGAAGATTGAAGTTGAAAAACTTCGCAAGGCTCTCATTGGCTCACTGCAAGCATATACACAAACAATTCCACAGTTAGCAACTCAGGGACAAGACCCATTGCCTATTATTCAAAAGATTGCTATGGCAATCAAGGGACGTAAAGAAGGCAAGTCTATTGAGGATGTTATTGAGGAAGTGTTTACACCAGAGAATCCTCCTGCTGGGGCTGCAGTTGAGCAACCCGTCCCCTCTGCTCCTGGCGCTCCAGTAGGAGGCGCTCCTGCAGAAGGACGACCAGATTTACAGATGCTGCTTAGCCGTTTAAATTCTAGCGGTGAAGCAACAGGTTCGGCACAAGTTAGACAGCAACGAGTAATTTAAGGGGGATAGTCATGGCTCCACGCAAGAAACCAACAAGAGTACGTACTGTTAAAAGTGATGACTACACTCCATTAGAAAAATACTGCATTGCTGTAAATGAATATTACAAAGCATTACGCACTGCAGGTTTTTCTGAAGGTGTTGCTATAACAATGATTCAGGATAGAAATTCATATCCAGACTGGATTATTCCAGACCTACCAAATAAAATCGATAGTATTCCATATGATGATGATGAGGATGAGGACTAATGGCACAGCAAGGCGGTTATCGTAAGCCAGAGAATCCTGCACCTATGTCAGGACCTGGTGCTTTATCACAACGCACAGATGGTGGACCAGCGCAAGGCGCTAGATATATTTCTGGACTTCCATATGGACAGGGACAAGCAACATATGACCAGCAAACTGCTGCTCCTATGGCTGCTGCATCACCTATGCCATCTGCACCTGCTGCTGCACCAATGGAAATGCCAACACCATTAATGGCTCCAACATCAAGACCTAATGAACCAATTACTGCTGGGATTAATATGGGTGCTGGTCCAGGTTCAGAAGTTATGATGGATAGACCATCAGAAACAAAAACTATTACTGATACATTACGTGAACTTATTCGCTTTGACCCTAGTGGAGATACGGAACTTATTTATAGAACTCTTGTTGACGAAGGATACTAATGACAACAAAAGTTAATTATATTGTAAATAGGTTAAGCCCTAATATTTATGCAGCAGCACAACAAGCAAATTTGCCTGCAAATCAAGTATCTCAATTAGAACAACTTGGTTGGACTGTTGATAAAAATCGTAGTTTAATGAAACTTCCTTCTGAGGAAGCACGTAAACAATTTTCATCACTTGCACCAGAAGTACAAGAAAAAATTAAATTTCTTTATCCAGATGCAGATTATATAAAAGAACCAGATACATTAGGCGATAGAGTTATTGGTGCATTCGGTAAAGTTGCAGAAACGGCAGCATCACCATTAATTGGTATATTTAAAGCAATGGGTGTATATAACCGTGTAATTAATACACCCTACCTTGTTGCGCGTCAAGTTTCACAAGGTAGAGATTTATTTAGTATTAAAACATTTAAAGATGCATGGGATGGTCGTCGTCTATATGATGATGGAGCATTAAAAGAAACTATTGCAGTATTTGGTGATGCAAATGTAAAGGTTGCACAAGGACTTCTTGCTGGATTAAAACCAGGAGAAATTGTTGAACAGTATGGAACTATAGATAATAATTTATTAAAGGCTTTGCAAAAAGCATACAATGACCCAGATTCATTTAAACAAGTAATGGATGGGGTAAAATATTCACAAGTTTCATTTGGTAGAGATATAGCACGTATTTTTGACACAAAACCAACTAAGGGTAACTTGCATCAAGACTATATTGATGGAAAAACAAAAAATATTTCTGGTACTCTTGATTTTATTTACCAGTTAGTTATTGACCCACTTACTTATGTAAGCGGTGGTCTATCTAAATTACCTATTCTTGGTAATAAATTTATGTCACGCGGAGATAGACTTGTTAAAACAATTGAAGAACGTGGCACTGCTGGAGTACGTGAGATATTTCGTACCGAACCAGATATTGTTAAATTATGGGACAATGGTATTGGCAAGGCTGTAAAAAAGATTGCAGATGCCCCAACTACTACAGAAAAAACAAAGGCTCGTCGAGAACTAGGTGCAAACTATCCTGGTTATAACAATGATGAAGCCATTGATATGCTTGTACGTAATGAAATTTTTGATGCAAAGGCTGCCGTTGATTATTTTTCTAAGGCTGAAAATGTCCCACTATTACTATCTGGTCGAGTAGATGGTATTCAGTATTTCCGTAATGGTATAGCAACTGCTAGAAATCAACGCCGCATTGCGTCTGGTATATCTAGATATGTTGATTCATTCTTTAATCCTACCAAGTCAACTGAGGAAATTGAAAAAAGCGGTAAAGATGCTTGGGAAATCTTTACTAAAGTAGGAAAAGATGAAAATGCAATTGTTCCAGAAGAAATTACTGAGGTTAAAAAGTTCTGGAATGAAATGTCCAGACGAGAAAAAATTGCTCAGAAGTTTGGAAAAAGCACTCAGGGTCGCTATATTCTTCTTGGAGAAGATTCATTAAAGACTGCTGATGTTGTGCGTGATACATTCCGACAGATTGTACCTAGAGATATAGCAGATTTTCTTACATACAAGTTTGTTAATGCAGATGCAAACGACCAAGTAATTATTTTGCGTAATACTTATTATGCAATTATGCAAAAATATGGTCTAGATGGTCACCCAAAGGGTAAAGAACTTATTGAAAAAACACTTCAATCTAAGTTTGGTGACAAAGAAGGTCTAGCAGTTGTATCTAAATTGGAAGTAAATCCAAAGTTTGCTGACGAAATTGGCGAAGTTGGATTAAAGCGCAGCGACTCTGGTCTTGAGTATGAAACATCTGGAATTATTCATCCATTCCAAGAGGCAAAAGGTGTTGCATCTTTGGACTTTATGGAAATTGCTGAAACAGTAGCCAATATTAAGAGCAAAAAGAATTTAATTATGGCTGCAGGTGGAGCCACCCAGTCACATACTGCTGGAGAATTTGTAAATGCTTGGTCATTACTTACTCTTTTCCCACGTTTAGGTATTCGAAGCGGTATTGATGAAGGCATTATGTTCCTTTTAACTGCTCCAGGTTCTGACATTATGAAATTTGCTTTACGCAAAGGTCACAAAATGGGTAAAATTGCTACTGCATATACTGGTAGTAAGTCTGCAGAAGGCTTGCGTTCAAGCCTTGCTGGTCTTTATGGTACTAGAGCATCAGAAGCAATTTCACTAGAAGCCCGTCTTGCGATTCGCGCAAAGGCTGCTAAAGATAAAGGCATAAGCGAAGACCTGCTTAGCAAAGTAGACGTTGGTACTGCTACTGCTAAAGAGGCTACCCGTATATTCCATGGGACTAGAGAACCTGATGCAGAGTTTTTGATTGAAGCACTTGCTCATGGTGGTCATATTCTGGCTTCAAGCGCACGTTCTATTGCTGGTGCTGCTTCTTTAACTGGTCGTCAAATAGATGAAGTTGTTCAACTTAACATTAATCCAAATAATTATGATTTAATGCTTAAGGATTTAGACCTTGTATCTGGTAGAACAGATAACGTAGTAAGCACATATGATTTAGATAGAGCATCAATTCTTAATGGACGTGGAATTGCTGTTGTTCATTTTGAAAACTTTATTAAAAGATTCTACGGTAATAAAAAAGAACTTACTGGAACTAAGGGTAAAAGAACTTTTGACCCTGCTAGAAACTTTCTTGACAACAATGCGCTTGAGACAACTGCTGATTTTCGTAAGGCAAAAGAAGAAGCGCTGTCAGCAATTGGTATTGAAAGAAATACGGAACTTGTTCAAGAAATTGGTGATAAAGCACTTGATGGTGTATCAAAAAGCGTAGCCTGGGTAATTAAAGACCTAGATGCGGTTAATGAGTTCATTAAAATGTCATCTCGTTCAAGTGAATTAATGCAGCGTGGTATTCCACGCGCAGAAATAGTTGCTGACCAAGTAGACCGTATTCTTCTTGACCTATATCAAACATTCCACGGCTCATCAAGCAATTTTAATAAGGGATTGTATGATTTAATTAAGTCTCGTCAAAAAGAATTAACTGATATAGAAATAGAAACATTAGTAGATATACCAGATAAACTACGTAGAGCAACAAAGTCATTAACATTTGATGAGTTTGAAAAGGCTACAAAGGGATTCCAGCCTAAAGGACGTATGTATACCCAGTTAGATATTGAGGGTATTACAGATATGGAAAGTGTTTATGCTAAGTTAGGCAACAATGCTTTTGAGTTTATGGACCGACAGGTTACTGAAATGTTCCGTCAACCAGCAGTTATGCTGGCGTATACCCGTATACGTAACAATCTTAAGAAGGTTCAGCAAGAAGAAGAAGTTGCACTCTACAATAAGTTTATTAAAGAAAATGGTGGCACGGGTCGTCGTGACCCAGATACACTAAAGGCAGACATTAAAGAACAAGTTACTCGCAAATATGTAGAGATTGCAATTAATCAGGCTGCGGATACTGTTCTTAAGTATGCTGATAATCCACAGATACGCACAAACTTTGCACTATCTATCCGCAACGTAGGTCGTTTTTATCGTGCAACAGAAGATTTTTGGCGCAGAACATATCGTTTAAAAGATGTAGCCCCACGTGCTTTATATCGTATGCGTTTAGCGCATTTAGGTTTTAATTCTGCTGGCATGATTTATACGGATGCTAAGGGCGACCCATATGTCATGATGCCAATGGATGATATTATTTTTAAAACAATTGATGGAACTGTCCGTACATTAACTGGTAATGATGCATTTAAACAACCAATTTTTAATGACTTTACATTAAAGTTAAAACTTGCTAATCCATCATTCTCCCCAGATGCTGGTGTTCCAACATTATCTGGTCCAATTGCAGCACTTGGCGTACTTGGAATGAAATCTATTCTTGGTAGAACTGGTGCAATAGGTCAAATAGGAGCAGAAGAATTAGATAATATAGCGCTTGGTAATATTGGTGAAGGTATGGATATTACTAGAGCATTAGTTCCAGCATCGCTTCAAAAAGCATGGAAAATTTTAGATTCAAATGAAAAGGATAAGCAAGAAACAACTGCTGCTATGCAGGCTATTGCTTATAATGCATCCCAGGGAAATATGCTTAGCCCAAATGCAACCGAAGGAGAGAAATACGAATACTTAAAAAATATTCGCATATCAGCCCACAATATCATTGCAATGAAATCTATTCTTGGTTTATTTGCTCCAGTTGCACCATCAACACAAGAAAGTGTTGGGGTTCCAGACTATCTAAAAGAGGTAGGACTTGTAAGTTTACGTGCTGAATTTTTTGATTTAGTTGATGCAGTAACAAAGAAATATAATGGAGATGTTCAAGACCCGTATGAACTTGCATTAGCAACTTTTATAGGTAAGTATCCTGGCAAACTTGTTTATACAATTGCTAGAGATGAAAAGACAACTAAGGTTCAAATTGCAAAAACTAAGGCTCTTAAAAATTGGGCTATAAGTAACAAGCAAGTAATTGATAAATATGGTCAAGCAGCATTTATTATTGCTCCTAGAATTGGAGAATTTGATGCTGGTACATATGCTTGGTTAGAAGCAGCAGATTTACTTCAAGATAAAAGTCTTGAAAAGTATTTTGTTGATGTAATGGTTGGAAAAGATAAGCAGGCTTATTATAATATTGCCCGTGATGAGAAGCGTTTGTTGTCTCAGACCGCAAGTAGCACAGCACGTAAGGCTATTATTGAATCATCTACTGCTAAACGCCAATTATTAAAAGGTTCTAATCCAATGTTAGAGGCTGCTTTAACTGCTGGTGGTAATGAAATTGCCACAGAAGAAAGTATGCTTAGAAGCCTAGAAGAAATGCTTGCAAATACAAATATTAAAATATCTGCTGGCACACGCTATAAGTTGCTTACTTTAACAAATCAAATGCGTTCATTTGTAAATATGTCAAATGACCCAGCAGTAAGAAATGTAGAAAATTTTGTTCAATTAAAAAGAGACCGCAAATTATCTATTGAACAAATGATTGCAGAATTTGCAGAACAAGACCTAACGGTTAAGGAAGCAAACCGCGCTATATTTAGTGCAATTCTTGATTACTATTCCCGCGATTCATATACATCATAAGAGGACTAAATGGCAAATATATCTAAAGAGCAAGCCGCTGCTTTACTTAGATGGGCTGATAAACAGTTAGCATCTAATGGTGGTAATAGCCGTCCCTCAAATTGGGATAAAGCAACTGCTCCTTTTATTATAAATAAATATGAAACTTGGCAAGATGTATATAATGCTGCTTTAAAAGAATATAAATTAACTGGTGCAACAGAAAAAGAAATTGCACAAAATGCTCCAGTGAAAACCAAAAAAGATATTGCTGCAAAAAATAAAGCAGATATTACTGCTGCTGAAACCAAAAAAGCAGCAGACCCATTTGGTTTTGAAATTGAAAAATATACATTAACAGTAGATACTGATGAAAATGGTAATCAAAGTTTACGTGGAATTTTACCTGGAAGTCAAAATGCTGTACCAATGTATATGTACACATCAAGTGGAGTTGAATTTAATAAACCTACTGGACTTGGTAGACCAAGCAAAACAGTAAAAACTGAAAATAATTTACAGTTTTCAGAAAATTACAATTCTATTAGAGAAAAAATCTTGCAGGATGCAAGAGTAACTCCTGGTGGATTTGATGCTTTATTTTCTAAACTATATTCAACTGGTGTTATATCTAAAGAAACATTTAATTCTAAAAATATATCAGCCCAAGATTTTAGTAAAGGTCTTAAGTATTTAGTAGACCAGTATTCAATTAGGGCTTTGAATGACTATCAAGTTTATGGTAAGAAAGAACCACTTACATTTAATAAATTTCTTGATACTGAATTTAAAAGTGGTAAAGAACCTAAAACAACATATGATATGGTTCAGACAACACGTCAAGATGCAGCAGATGATGCTAACCAATTTTTTATGCAGTATCTTGGTCGCCCTGCAAGCAAAGAAGAACAAGACCAATATTATAAAGAACTTCGAAATGCCGAGAAAAAGGCTATTCGATATACAACAACAACAGATGGCAATACTGTAGTAAAAGGCGAGTTACTTAACGAAACAGACAGAATACTTATTATGGGTAAGGTTGCTGGCTCTGCTTTAAAGGGTACTAGTATTGATGAAATTATGAAGGGTGGCGCTGGTGCTGCCCAAGATGTTGATTTTATTCTTGCAACTGCACGTGATTACGGTGTAAAAATTACACGCGAACAGGCTATAAATTATGTTGCAGATAATCTTCGCAATGGTTTAAATACAAAAACAACTAAGCAAAAGATTATTGAAATTGCTAAATCAAATTATAAAGGTATTGGCGATAGAATTAATGAAAATGTAAGTACAAAAGAACTTGCTGGAAATTATCTATGGCAAAAATCTCAGATACTTGAACTTAATCAAGACAACATGGATGTATTTGATGCAGATATTCAAGATGCAATTAATGGCAATATGACAATGACAGAGTTTAATCAAAAATTACGTAAGAACCCTTTGTGGTCTAAAACAAAGAATGCTAGAGAAGAAGCGGCTAACTACGCAACCGATATTCTTAGGTCATTCGGATTGATGGCATAATGGCTAGAGCAACTATGGAAGGTGGCAGCAACGCTGGCTCACCAAATGCTGGTAAAACTGCTGCACAGATAGCATCTGAAGCCGCTATTAGAACGTATCAAAATGCTGCTGCTGCTGCAGAAAAAAATCCAACAGCAGCAAATAAGGCTAGATTAAAAGATGCATTTACTGCAAAAACTGCTGCTGCTGCACCCGCTATTGATTATGGTCAAGTTGCTAAAGATGCAGAAAGAATTGCTGCAGAGGCTAATAAAACAATAGAAGAAATTCAACAAAATATAACTGATGTAAATATTGCTGGCGCCGAGGCTGGTGTAATCGCTCAATCTATGGGTTCATTACCATGGACACCAATAAACAATGTTCCATCTAATAAAGAAAGTGAAGTTGATAAAGATGCATATGCGCTTCTTGAATCAATCTTTCGTTCATATGGTCTTGAGAGTTTAGTTCCAGTTATTCGTGGTTATATGGAACAAAATCTTGGTGTAGAGCAGGCTAAATTAAAACTTAAAACAGAACAGGCTTATAAAGATAGATTTAAAGGCAATGAAATTAGGTTAGCAAAAGGTCTTAATGTTCTTGATGAGGCTACATATCTTGAATTAGAAAATGACTATTCTGAAACTCTTCGAGCATATGGTCTATCAGATTACTTTGGTATTGCTACAGATGCTACTTCTCGCTTGGCTCGCCAACAGAAGATGGCTGATGTAATAGGTAACGATATATCAGCAGTTGAATTTAAAACACGTATCTCTACTGCAGTATCACGTGTAAAGAACGCAGATGCAAATACTAAAGATGCCTTTAGAGCACTTTATGGAATTAATGACAGCGACCTAGTCAAGTTCTTCCTTGACCCTACAAAGGGTTCAGAAGAACTCAAGACTAAGGCAGCCGCTGCAGAGATTAGCGGTGCTGCAGTATCTGCTGGACTTTCTGGAACATCACTTGGTACAGCAGAAGAACTTGCAAAACTAGGCGTAGATAAATCTACAGCGCTAGAAGGATACGCAAGCATTGCTGGCTACTTGCCACAGGCTGAGTTCCTTAGCCAGATTTATGATGAGAGCGGTATCAAGTATGACCGCGCAGCAGCAGAAGCAGAAGTCTTTAAGGGAACTGCATCTGAAAAACGCAAGCGTCAGCAACTTGCTGCAATGGAAGAAGCATCATTTGGTGGTTCTTCAGGACGACAAAGAACAGGACAAGCATCAGGTAATACTGGCTCGTTCTAAATAAGAATCCCTAGACGGACCGACTAGCCCCGTCAGGCGTATAAGACTAGGAGTAGAAGCCAGCCAGTTTCCCCGAACTGTTACTGTGGTCTGCGAACTAAACAACAATAGAAGGGTGAGGTTGCTATGAGCAACAACGACTGGGATAACGACGAAGACCTTGATTTTCTACAAGGTGCTAATGATGAGACGGATGGTATTAAAGACCTTCGTAAAGCAAAACGCGCTAATGAAAAACGAATCAAGGAATTAACTGAACGACTTGAAAAGTTCGAACGTCAAGAACGTGAAGGAACCGTCACCAAAGTCCTAGAATCTAAGGGAGTCAACTCCAAGGCTGCCCGTCTAATCCTTAAGGATTTAGATGAAGTCAGCGAAGAATCAGTTAATAACTGGCTTCGTGAAAATGGAGATATTGTCGGGTACACACCACAGACAGAGCAACCTGTTGCACCAGAATCTGTACGAGAGTTCTCTCGTCAGGATGGCGCTACACAGTTTGCTGCGACTCCCGACGTTTCAGATGAATATGTTGATATGTTACAAAACTATAACGGAAACTCTGAAGAAGAATTACTGTCCATAATCCAAAACATCTCTAACAAGATGCAAAACTAGAAAGAAGGTATCGCCAAATGGCAGATGTCTTTACCACTACAACCACTGGATATGGTACTAACCTTGTAACCTTAGCATACGATAAGTTGATTGAAACCAACCTCCGCGTATTGCCAAAGTTCCGCGAGATTGCTGACAAGAAGGTCGGCTCACTCACACACAATGGTTCGTCCATTCGTTTCCAGTTTAACAATGATATTGCTGATACAACTGTAGCAGGAGCAACACTCTCAGAGACTGTTGACCCAGATTCAGTTGCAATTCCGCAAACATCATACATTGACGTAGCACAACTTGAACTTGGTCGTTCAGTGCTTCCTGTCAAGAAGATTAACCTTATGTCAATTGCTAACATCGACCCATGGGTTGCTAACGCAATTGGCTTCAACATGACCAAGACACTTGACAACGCAATCGTTGCTAAGTTGGATGCAGGAACAAACATTGTTCGCGTTGCAGGCGGTTCAGGCGCAGTATCTGGCACATATGAAAGTGTTGGAACTGTTGCTGCTAAGAACACAATTGCAGGCACAGATACAATGAAGTCTGCTGCTATTCGTTATGCAGTTACCAAGATGCGTGCTGCTGGAGTTCAGACAAAGGCTGCTGGAATGTATGTTGCATACATCCACCCAGAAGTTTCTAACGACCTCCGCACTGAAACTGGTAACAACGTATGGCGTACACCACATGACTACCAGAACGCTGCACCACTATTTGGTGGAGAACTTGGTTCATGGGAAGGTGTTCGCTTTATCGAAACAGCAAACGCAACCAACGCACAGGCTGGAACTGGCGCTGGCGCATCACAGATTCGCGTTTACCACACATACGTCACAGGTGCTCAGGCACTTGCTGAGGCTGTATGGAAGGAACCAGGAATGGAAGTTGGCGTTGTCCAAGACCGTTTCAACCGTTTCTCACCAGCAGGATGGTACGGAATCATCAACTGGGCTCTCTATCGCTCACCATCATTGGTTCGCATCGAGACCGCAGCATCAGGTCGTCAGACTGTCTAATCAGTAGATTGACGGGTAGGCAGGGGCTTTGCCCCTGCTTATCAGTAAACCTATTGGAGGAACAATGGCATATAGATTCACAACACCTACAGTGCTAGAAGAATTTGATGGTGAATATCATCCATTGTTTTCTAGAATTAAAATTCCAAAAGGAATTACTGTATTAAAGATTGATGGAGATTACTTTGAAGTTAGGTATCCATCAGCAGAAGAAGTAGCAGATGCAGATATTGCATATATTGGTGGCTACTCATATGAAGTAACAGCAGGAGAAAAGGCTGACCTAGAGGCAGCAGGTTACACAGTGGAGACGGTATGACATATTGCAATCATATTAGCAGGGTAAAGACATGGGGCTTTAGTGAGAACCATGACTTTGAGGTGACAGAGTATGACTGCCTATTATGTGGATTAACATCACCAGTTCCTTTTAAGGAAGAAGAAAATATCGACATTGACCATGTTGATTGTGATGATGATTGTTTTGGGTGCAAGGTACGGACACTACAACTTAATACAGGTGATGCCAATTCAAGCAAAGTAATGAGCAATAAGAAATGGCATGGCGAACTGGATGCATATCGGGAAGCACGTGACCAAGGTATTCAGCCAGAGGGTACAAGTATGGATGCAATCCAAAGAGCAGTAGAAGCATCAGAAGCAATGGGTAAAGCCTATGATGCTAATACTATGACAAGCGCAAGATTTATTGACAAGAAGTCAGTAAACGACCTAAGTGAAGTTGGAGTAATTTAATGTCTGCAAAAGGCGAAATGTATAAGTCAAAGAAGTCAATGATGAAGCATGAAATGTCTGAGTCACCAGCAATGCGTAAGAAGGAATATGGCTCTGCATCTGGTGGACTATTTGGCAAGAAGCCAATCAAGAAGGCTGCTAAGAAGGCTGCACCTAAGCGTATGGGAAAGAAGAAGTAATCATGGCTGCTAAGAAACCAACACCAAAGAAAAGCCCAGCACCAAAGAAATCAAATCTAGATGCAATCATTAAAGAATATCAGCGACAAGTTTCACCTAAAGGTGTTGCTTCTGCTTCTGCTGCTGCCAGCAAAGCAATGGACAAGAAGTATCCAGGGTTATATAAGAGTGCTACTCCAAAGGCTACACTTAAAAAGATGGGCAAGAAGAAGTGAAGAAGTCAGCCAAGCATCCAGGATTCAAAGCAGCACAAAAAAAGATTGCTGCAAAGCAAGGTGTCTCAATGGAGAGTGCGGGTGCAATTCTTGCTGCGGGTGCGAGGAAAGCATCGAAAGCAGCAGTTAAGGCTAACCCACGCTTGAAGCGTGTTAGTGGAGTTAAGAAGGGCAAGTAATGTCCAAGACATCTAAGCACTATCTAAAGAGTGGAAAAGAATATAAAGGACCAATTCACAAGATGAATGGTCAAATCCATACTGGTGCAAAGCATACTGATGCAAGCAAAGTGCTAACACACAAGAAACCAAAGAAGGCAAAGTAATGGCATATACCAAGGCAAGCACACGTGAGCGACTCAAGAACCAGATTATGGCTGGGTCTAAAGGTGGCAAGCCTGGTCAATGGTCTGCTCGTAAAGCCCAACTTCTAGCCCAAGCCTATAAGAAGGCAGGCGGTGGCTACACAGGTGGCAAGACTAAGGCTCAGAAATCTTTGTCCAAGTGGACTAAGGAGAAGTGGGGCACAAAGTCAGGTAAACCCAGCACACAAGGTCCAAAGGCTACTGGTGAGCGTTACCTTCCTAAGAAGGCTAGAGAGGCTCTATCAGCCTCTGAATACGCTAAAACCACCGCTGCAAAGCGGGCTGGTATGCGTCAGGGCAAGCAGTTTGTAAAACAACCTAAATCTATAGCAAAGAAAACAGCGAGATTCAGATGAAGAAGAAAGACTCACGCCTAGCACGGGCTGGCGTATCAGGCTTTAACAAGCCAAAGCGTACTCCTAACCACCCTAAGAAGTCCCATGTGGTTGTTGCCAAAGAAGGCAATGTAGTAAAAACCATTCGGTTTGGACAGCAGGGTGTATCTGGTTCACCCAAGAAGGCTGGTGAGTCTGCTGCATACGCAGCACGTCGTCGTTCATTTAAAGCACGTCATGCAAAAAACATTGCTAAAGGCAAACTAAGCGCAGCATACTGGGCAGATAAGGTTAAGTGGTAATGACCGCAACACTAGACGTTTTAACTGACGAAGTTATTATGAACCTTGCTGGCTATACGCTGCAGCAAGACCGCACTACTCACTTGACTTCTAATATAACTACAACTACATCTACATTAGCAACACCTACCACATTCTCACTTAATGCAGATGAGATTGGTTCTGGAACTATTGAAATTAATAATGAGTTGCTATGGGTAGATTCATATGACCGAATCTCTAAGACTGCAACTATTCCGCCATATGGTCGTGGATTTATGGGCACAACTGCAACTACACATGCTGCTGGTGACCGAGTAATAATTAGTCCTACATTTCCACGCTCATCTGTTAAGCGTTCTATTCAAGATACTATTCGAGCCATTGGTTCTAGTATCTATGCTGCTAAGAATACTTCATTTATCTACAGCCCATCTACAGATGTATATGAATTTGAAAATCTAAATGTGCAGAATGTTCTGCGTATGTCTTGGCAGGATACTGGTTCTACAAAGCGCTGGGTTCCAATCACACGTTTTACATTTGAACCATTACCAGATGCTGCTACATTTAGCGCAAACTCACAGACAGTAACAATTAACGATAGATTTATTCAGGCTGGTCGTAAGGTAAATGTTACCTACGCCACAGCACCTTCAATATTAAGTACATCATCTACAGATTCTTTTGCAGACCAAACTGGTCTATCAGAATCAGTACGAGATGTTGTAGTACTAGGGGCATCATATCGTTTGCTTTCATTCCTAGACCCTGCTCGCAATGCAATCACTAGCCCACAGGCTGATGAGATTGATAGCAAGCGTCAGTATGGTTCAGGCAATGCAGCAACACGTGCACTATATCAACTCTATGCTTCACGTTTGGCTGAAGAAGTACAAGCACAGCAACAGCAATATCCACCACGCATTCGCTATAGCCGATAGGAACTTGAATGACAGTAAGAAAATATTCCTCCCGTTCGCAGAAGACAACACTATCTGCGTCACTAACATCTGTTGCTACATCAGCAAATGTTGTATCTGGTACTTCACTGCTTGGTGGTATAACACTATCTGCTGGTGAAACCTTTACTGTTGTAATTGACCCAGATACAGCAATTGAAGAAATTGTAGATGTCACGGCGGTATCTACAAATACTTTAACAATCACACGTGGTGTCGATGGCTCATCAGGTCAGGCTCACTCTGCTGGTGCTGTCGTAAGACATATGGCAATTGGTCGCGACTACCGCGAAGCCAATACTCACATCGAGGCTTCGAGTGGGGTGCACGGACTTACTGGTTCCGTAGTTGGTACATCAGATACACAGACTCTTACCAACAAGACCATCAATGCCGCAAGCAATACTATCAGCGGTATCACTTCATCGATGATTACTGATGGAACTATTGTAGATGCAGACATCAATGCTTCTGCAGCCATTGCAAAGACTAAGTTGGCGCTGACTGGAACAATTACATCTTCTGATATTGCCAATGACACAATCGTTAATGCTGATATCAATACTGCTGCAGCAATTGCTGCTACTAAGATTGCTGGAACTGCTGTAACACAGGCAGATACAGGCACAGTGACAAGCACAATGATTGCAGATGGAACCATTGTAAATGGTGACATCAATGCATCTGCTGCTATCGACTGGACAAAGATTGCCCCATCATCAACAGTATCTGCAACAGAACTTGGCTACCTTGATGGAGTCACATCTGCTATCCAAACTCAGATTGATTCTAAGTTAGCAACATCTACAGCATCAAGCACATATGCGCCTTTGGCTTCACCAGCATTGACTGGAGTGCCAACTGCTCCAACTGCTACAGCAGGAACTAATACAACTCAGATAGCAACGACAGGATTTGTAAGCACTGCAGTATCTAACCTTGTAGCATCAGCACCATCTACTCTTGATACACTCAATGAGTTGGCTGCAGCCCTTGGTAATGATGCTTCATTCTCAACCACAGTAACCAACTCAATTGCTGCTAAGTTGCCACTTGCTGGTGGAACTATGAGCGGCGCCATTGCAATGGGTACCAATAAGATTACTGGACTAGGCACACCTACAGCAACGACAGATGCTGCAACTAAGGGTTATGCAGACACAATGCTTCCACTTGCTGGTGGCACAATGTCTGGCGCTATCGCTATGGGTACTAACAAGATTACTGGTATGGGAACACCTACCGCATCTACTGACGCCGCCACTAAGGGCTATGTAGATACAGTTACAGTTGCCCCAAGCAACCTTACTGGCGTAATCACGTCTGTTGGTTCAGCAACATCTATTGCCTCACAGACTGGTACTGGTACTAAGTTTGTAGTAGATACTAGCCCAACACTTGTAACACCTAACATTGGTGTGGCTACTGCAACATCTATCAATGGCACAACAATCCCAACATCTAAGACTCTTGTAGTTACTACAGACAAGTTGAGTGTTCACGCTGCAACTACATCTGCCGAACTTGCTGGGGTTATCTCTGATGAGACTGGCTCTGGTGCTTTAGTATTTGGTACTAGCCCAACCATTACAACTCCTACAATTTCTGGCGCTGCAACTATTACGGTTGCATCTGGCACAACAGTCCCGCTTACTATTACTAATGATGGTACTGGTAATTCATTTGTTGTTAATGATGTTACATCTGATACAACTCCATTTATTATTGATGCAAGTGGTAATACTGGTATCGGAATTACTCCTACTTCTAAATTGCACATATATGATGCTACATCAGCGCAAGCATTCTTAACAAGTGATGCTTCTTCTTCTATTATTTTACGTCAAAATTCAACCGATACAAGTGGTGCAATTACTTACTTTGATAAACAACGTGGAACAAATGCTTCACCAACTGTAGTATCAAATGGTGACACTCTTGGAACGTTATCCTTTAGAGGATATGATGGAAGTACGCGTTCTACTGGTGCTATTATTCAGGCAATTGTTGATGCTGCTCCTGGCGTTAGTGATATGCCAACAAAACTTTCATTCCAAACATCAGCAGATGGAAGCAACGCACCAACTGAACGTATGCGTATTGATTCATCAGGCAATACAACTATCAATTCTATTGCTGCTGGTACAACATCTACCGCTACAGTCGGTGCTGGCTATATGGGCTTGCCTCAGAATAGCACAACAACAGGCGCCTATACAGTTGCCGCTGCAGATGCAGGAAAGCATATTTACTCAACTGCAACTCGTACAATCACCATTGACTCAAATGCTAACCTAGCATTACCAATTGGTACAACAATTACATTCATTGCTGGTTCTGGTGCAACAGTAACCATTGCAATCACAACTGACACTATGTATTTAGCAGGACCAGGAACTACTGGTTCTCGTACACTTGCTGCATTTGGTATGGCTACTGCAGTTAAGATTGCATCTACTACTTGGATTATTAGCGGAAATGGGTTAACTTAATGTCGGGTATTCTTGGCGGATTAATTGGTTCATTTGCAACAGCATCGACCAACTCTTATGAGTCTATTGCGACAGTAACAGTTGGTTCGGGTGGACAAACAACCGTTTCATTTACATCCATTCCTAGCACTTATACACATTTACAAATAAGAGGAATTGCAACAACAACTTTAGCAACAGACGTTGGTTGTAGATTTGGTAATGGCAGCATTGATTCAGGAAACAATTATGCCAAACACGGATTATATGGAACAGGCAACGGAAGTGCTGGAGCAGCGGGTTATACTTCACAAAGTTATATGAATGTTCAGGGATTTGTATCGGGAACAGACGCAACCTATCCAATGGCTTTTGTAATAGATGTTTTAGATTACAAAAACACAAGCAAAAATAAAGTTATGCGGTCTCTTGCTGGTTTAGAAAAAAATGCTGCTTATGGTGAAGTCGGATTATATTCAGGTGTTTGGCTTAATACATCAACAATAAATTATATTGACATTATTGCAACTGGAACAAGTTTTAAGCAATACTCAACATTTGCGCTCTACGGGATAAAGGGGTAAATCAAATGGCAGCAGGTTCAACTTATACTCCAATTGCAACTAATACTTTGGGAAGTGCTGCGGCTTCTTATACTTTCAGTTCAATTCCTAGCACTTACACGGATTTAGTTTTAGTTATGAACACAAAAGGTTCTACATCTAATTATTGCCAATTAAGATTTAATGGCGATACTGGCACAAATTATTCGCGTACCGATTTGAAAGGCAATGGAAGTACGGCAGCAAGTTCTAGAGATTCAAATAGAAGTATTATTGACATTGCTTCTAATGCTACAAACGACACAAGCAATTTCAATACAAACATAATTTTACATATTATGAATTATGCAAATACTACAACTTATAAAACAGCAATTTCTAGAGCCAATAACGCCGCAACTGGAACTGATGCGATTGTCGTTTTATGGCGTTCTACTTCGGCAATTAACAGTATTTATATTGCAGTAAATACTGGAAACTTAGAAGTTGGAACTACTTTAACCCTTTACGGAATTGCGAGCGCATAATGGCAAATACATTTACTTTAATCGCATCATCTACAGTCGGCTCTGGTGGGGCTTCTAGTATTGACTTTACAAGCATCCCAAGCACTTATACGGATTTATGCTTTCTGACTAGCACAAGAACAACCAGCGTTGCTCAAGGTGATGTGGTTAATATTGCTTTCAATAACAGCACAGCAAACATCAGCGCTAGAGTTATCTACGGAGACTCGCCAAACGCAGTCTCAACGACATCAACAAGTTGGGGGTTTTGGACTACTTCTAATGGGGCAACAGCAAACACTTTTGCTAATTCAATGGTCTACATTCCTAACTATGCGTCTAGTAACAATAAATCTTGGAGCACAGATTCTGTTACCGAAAACAATGGCGGAGCGTATTCCCTGTTACTTGCTGGACTTTGGTCAAACTCAGCCGCAATTAACAGAATCACATTCACAGCCGTAAACGGCAACTTTGTTCAATACTCAACCGCCTATCTATATGGAATTAAAAATTCCTAAAACACACAACAACTAAGGAGCAATAAATGACAGAAACACCTATGGCTATCGAGGTCAACTGCACTACTGGGGAAGTTGTTGAACGTCCTCTTACAGCAGAAGAAATCGCGCAGCGTGAGGCAGATGCAGCAGCAGCGGCAGCACGTAAGGCAGAAGAAGATGCAGCAGCAGAAGCACTTGCTGCACTCAAGGCATCTGCTAAGGCTAAGTTGGTAGCAGGAACACCACTTACCGAAGAAGAAGCAGCAACTCTAGTTATCTAATCAGTTCCCTGGGTATGGACTTAAACTGCCCATTTAATTTTCTATCTAAGGAGTAACGTGGCTGGTCGTGATATAACCGAAGGTGGTGGAATCTACGATTTAACAGTAGATATTGGCATTGCATCTACCAATGCTGTATGGCAAAACACTACTGTCTCTTATGATACAGCCATTGGTGGTATGCCGTTTATATCTGCAATCTCAGATAAAGATGAGGCTATTCGTCAGACAGCGCCATTTAAGAAAGACCAGTTTGATAATGGTCAAGAACCAGGAGAGCAGTCGCTTACTGGTTGGTGGCTACGCAGCCAGATGTCATTTCATTCTGGTGCTGGTATTAACTTTTATGACCCATTAACTAATGATGAAAACGGACACTACCGTTTTTATGACAGCAAAGGTGTAGATGTTTGGACTAAGGGTCAAGTAACTATGCTTAAGGAGACCACACAGGGTCACGTTATTACTGACCCTGTGTTGTCTAATGGTCGTGTACAACAGCATATTAGGTCTATTCGTTGGAATAATACAGATGGTGTATTACTACATGATGGTTATGATGTAGATAAAATTCCAGTTAATGACCCAACAAATCCAATTCATTTTATTGATTATAACGCTGGAACAGATTCAAAAGTATATGCAATATGTGATGACGGAACAACTGCATACTGGATTACAAATACAGCCACAAAAAAGACTGTATATAAGAAGGCTTTAACTGGTACATCTGCTACTGCAAACACTGTAATGTTTGATGAAGTTGGTTTGATTTCAAATGCAACTATGGAATATGTTAAAGACCGTATTGTTATGTGTGCAGATAACAAAGTGTATGAGTTTGCTGGTTCTGCTGTGGCTATGCCTACACCAATTTATACACATCCAGTTACTACACATCAGTATACTTCTGTAACTGCATCTGGTCCAGCAATTTATATTGCTGGTTATAATGGCATTCAGTCTACTATTCAAAAGTTTACACTTAATACTAATGGTTCTATGCCAACACTTACATCTGCAGTGGTGGCAGCAGAGTTACCTGTTGGTGAAGTAGTTCACAAGATTTACTACTATCTAGGCTTTATGCTTATTGGTACTAATAAAGGTATTCGTGCTGCTGCTGTATCAGATACAGATGGTTCACTAGATTATGGTCCACTTATTGTGGAGACCAGTCAGCCTTGCTATGACTTTGCTGCTCGTAACCATTATGTTTGGTGTGCTACTGGAGTAGATGGTAATCCTGGAGTTATCCGTTTAGACCTTAGTAATGAACTAGAACCACTCCGTTTTGCATATGCAAATGATATTTATACTCCAGATGTAACTGGATTTATTACCACTGGTTGTGCATTTGCTAATGGCACTGAGCGATTAACATATGTAACTGCCAATAATGGCACATCTGATGGATATATTTATGTTGAATCAGCAACTACTTTGCTATCAACTGGTTATTTGCAGACTGGCAATATCCGTTATGGAACACTAGAACCTAAAAACTTTAAGCGTCTTATTGGACGCGGTGATTTCTCGTACGGTTCGCTAGGTTTAATTAGCGTTGATATGGATGGCACAGAATATGACCATATTACATATGACTCACAAGTACCATCTGTTGAAGTAGGTACTAACCAGCCATCTGCTGCTAGAGAATACATTGCATATAAATTTTTATTTGTTCGTGATGCTTCAGCAACTTATCGTGGTCCTATATTTAAAGGCTATCAGGCTAAGGCTACTATTGCTACGCCACGTCAGCGTCAAATGAGTTTTCCTGTTTACTGTTTTGATACAGAGACAGACCGCAATGGTGTAACTGTAGGATATAAAGGCAGAGCGCATGAGCGTATCTTGCAGTTGGAATCAATTGAAGAATCAGGCGATGTTGTATTGTGGCAGGATTTAAATACACAAGAACTTCGTCAGGTTCAGATTGAAGGAATCTCTTTGAAGCGGACTACCCCGCCAGATAAGTTTGGTGGATATGGTGGTATTATTACGATTGTGGTGAGAACAGTATAATGACTATAGAGCAATTAGGTATACTTGTATCTATCTTCGGTGCTATTGCAGGACTATTAGCATGGGGAATCAAGTGGACAATCAAGCATTACTTAAGTGAACTAAAGCCAAATTCTGGTAGTAGCATGAGAGATGCAGTTAATATCAATAGTGAAAGATTAAATAGAGTTGAACAAAGAGTAGATGATATTTATAAACTACTCTGCGAAAGGGGATAGCAATGAAGATTGCAAAGAAAGCAACACCAGCAGCAATAGCAGTACTTAGACAGGCTACAGCCTTGCGCCCTAAGCGCAAGAAGGCAAGTGATGGATTGCTGCCATCAGCAGCACATATTAAACAGAGTCCTAACTCAGACCATAACACTGGTTATGCAGTTGATTTAACACATGACCCAGCAAATGGGATTGACTGTGTTGATTTGTTTGTCAGATTACAAGAAGATAAGCGTGTAAAGTATCTTATATTTCAAGGCAAAATCTGGTCACAGAAAAATGGAGTTGTAGCCTACAACGGAATTAACCAGCACAATAAGCACTTACATATTTCTATCTTGCCAGACTGCGGTGATGATGCATCGGAGTGGTTTCCATGGTTAGGCAAGGCTACAGCCGTAGCAAAGATTGTTTCTAAAGTTAAACCGCTACCAAAAAAGGAAGTAAAATGAATAAGAATAAAATTAATGCAATTGTGGCAACATACCTACGTGCTGCAGCAGCAGCCGTTATTGCCCTATACCTTGCAGGTGTAACTGACCCACGCCAGTTGGCATCTGCTGGACTTGCTGCTGTCGCAGGTCCTATTCTGAAGGCTTTAGACCCTAATGCCAAGGAATTTGGCAAGGGTTCTAAGTAAAAAATACCCTGTTTTAGGGGCATAGCAGCCCCGTAGAGACCCAAAAGCCCCCAGTTCTAGTAGTTAATACTAGGCTGGGGGTCTTTTTTACTTTAATGGGGTTGCTAGTGTAAGTGCACTCTTTTAGCGTGGTTAGATATGCTCCCCTTTTTTGTCAGCATACCAATCGTGACCATCAACATCACTAGCAAAATTTATTTCCGCTTGTTTAGTTTTTTAGGTGCTGCTTTCTTGCGGGTCTTAGGCTGTTCGAATGTGTATTCTTCCCAGTCTTCAAACATTTCCTGTAGTTTCTTGACTCGCTGTCTTGCATTTACCCTATAGGCAATGTCTCTTGCTATATGTGAGACCAAATCATGTAGTGCTAGTGCAATGAATGCACCTACTGCAATATCGTAAATCATCTACGCTACCCATTTCTCTGAGATTAGTACTGGTTCAGGACTGATATTAAGTTTTTGTTGCATTGACCTTCGGGTTTTTTCCGAAGTACCACCCCACCAACCTAACACGGCATGGTGTAGTGCATAGTCAAGACACTCTGCTTTGACTATACAATTATTGCAGACCCGCTTTAGCGTCTCTACATTTTCATATAGTTTTTTATCTGTAAAGAATAGTTCTGTATCTAACCCATTGCAGTTTGCTTCTGTTGTAAAGTTATACATCTTTATCCTCCTGTTGAGTAAAAACCTGGTGAATTAAACTTAATCCCTGGAGCAGTCCAGATGCGCTGCATAGTTCCACTACAAGTAGAACAAACTGGCGGTATGTTTTCATTTGTTTCTACAATCTCACTACAAGTATTACATTTAAAATCATACAGAGGCATGCCTTGGCTCCCTAGAAATTCTAACTTTATGATAGTCACAAGTTCTATATAACTTTTGATAATCATTTCTGTTATTGAATTGTCTGTCATCTAATTTAATATTACATTCACAGACTTTTCTATACTCATTTTCAAGTTGCTCAACTTCTTCTTTTGCTTTACGCAATTTTATAAGAATGATTACTGCTTCTGAATTCATCTACTCACATCCATCTATTTCTGTAGGTGCGGTTGTAATCGTACCGCACTCTACACATTCCTGTGATAAGTCATACCAGCCAACTGCTCTAGTATCTTGGTCCCACATTACATTGATGCGGAACATCATGCAACCACATATGCAGGCAAATGTTGGTGTGCCTCTTAAGTCATTCATCTGATTCATACTCATGAATCGTCAGCCATTCCAGATAAGTCTCTATCTTGCTCATCTGCTGACTCGCCACTGTCTGGCTCATAATATGGTCTCCATCCACCTAGGTTTTTAACTAGTGAGTTCATTGCACGTTGCACTTTCATACGAGCACCATCTGGTGTGCTGCTCATATCTTTGGCTAGTAATGACCAGTCTGGTGAGTCAATACTAAACCTAAGTCTTAGTATGTTTTGTTTTGCATCTGATAGTTTATTAAATGCTGCTGCAATGTCGCTTCGTAAAGTAAGCCAGTTGTTACCTTCGGCATCATTACCACTCCCAAACTTGGCATTGAGGTCTTGTATGCTAACGGGAATAGCATACGTGCCTGCAATGATGGATGGTAAGAATGCTTCGACAACACTTGTATCGTAATAGTATAAGTCTGATGTGTCGTATCCAGACTTACGAGCCTTCTCTCGTTCACAATATTTGAGAGCCGCATTACGTAGTGACTTAGCAATTAATTTATCTCTATCTTTCTGCTCTAGTTCTGACCACTCTTTATACTTGCGCGGATGCGCTACGAACCATACCCATAGTTCCTGTCCAATGTCATCTTTCTCTAGCATTGTATATCTGCGAGCATACTCTGCTGCTAGTTGCTGAACGACATCATTATATTCTGAGATGTAGTTCATTATGGCAAGATTACCTCACCATTAACTACTGGTACAGCATATGGTACAACTTTCTTATTATCTTCTATTAAGATTCCGATGCCTTGTTGCCAGTTGGCTGTGCCTGCTGATAGGTATTCTGCTTGTCGCATATCCATCATATGTCCGATTTCTAGACCAAATAATGTATGTGTTTTGCCATAGAAACCTACTGTTTCATGTTGTAAACCCACGCGATGCGTGTGTCCACAGACTATTGACTTACCTAAACGCTTGGCTAATGACAAGGCTGTACTTCCAGGTGTCTGCGACAACTTGCCTTCGTCTCCGTGCGCCATTACCCAGCCAGGTAATAATTCATGCATGCGGTGTAAATAAGTTACGCCCATAGAATTATACCCCAGTAGTTCTTCAATCTCTAAAGACTTGAGACTGTTAAACGCTGGGGCATACTTACGAATGTAAGTGTCGATGCGGTCTGTATGATTAGACCGCTGCATATAAAATGGTTTTCGTCCTATTGCTTTTTTAAATCTTGATATAATTTCTTTTGTTTCATCTATGCCTTGCTGTAGAGTACCTGCGTATTCTCCAGCCATACCTTTGTTCCAACGACTAGGTTCTGGTGCATCTAGTTCATCTCCTACACACCAGAGTTCATCTGGTTTGTAGTACTTAACAAAATCTATAACGGCATCTACTGTTTTACTATCGTGGTAAGGAATCTGTAAGTCACTGAGGACGACGACTCGCTTCATAACTATCTCCGTTTGACACGCCAGCCCACTGATTGCGCTGAACAAGTAGTCCAATTATGGCATAGTTTGCTAGGTCAATTAGAGTATCTTCGATAGATTCATAGTTCGGCGTGTCGCCACTGTCAATTAGGTTATTAAGCCTAGCCAACTTGTCATACATACGCACTCGTAGCCCATTCATAGGACCCCCTGGGGCTCCTGCAATGTTCATTGGACCGTAATCCTCATGCTTTTTGTATAGAACTGTAAGCAATTCACGGGCAATTACATCTGCATCTTCACGGTTTTTCATTTAATAAGTCCCTTAATCCTTGGTCCATAGATTTCTTGGCTGCATGTACAACCATTTCTTCATATACTTCATCTGTCTTGCCATACTTGGAAGACAATAGCAGACCAGCAATGCTGGTCGCTAGGAACTTGGCTTCCTCTGGGTCTCTGTCTATAGCCTCATAGACATCATGCAGGGCTGTCAAGATATTAATATATTTGTTTTCAGATAATTGTATAACCATATCAAAGTTGAGATGTTCTGCATGTTCCCAGAACCTATCATCCATTGGCAATGCATTCTCTGATTCGCTCACTAATCCACCCACTTCCATTCTTGATTATCATACTGTTTACATCTTCACCATCTGGCATACTGATGATATTCACATTACCTAGTTCACGGCTAATTTTCTTGCCGAACTCTAGTCCAGGTGCATCACCATCTGCAAGTACTATCACTGTATCAAAATCATCTAAGATTTTGGCATAGTGTTTTTTCCAGTTGTTAGCCCCTGGAATTCCAACTGTCGGATGTTTAGTCTTGACTGTCATCATAATGCAGTCGAACTCACCCTCTGTTACGCAGATGTAATCATCTGCTGCAAAGCATGCTTGTGTATTAAACATAGTAGTTTCTGCGCCAACTAATCCCATATACTTAGCATCATGTGTGCCTGTAATGTCACGGAATCTAATATCAACCACGCCTGATGGCGTGATATAGGGGATAGATAGTCTGCCTAGATATGGTTCATGCCCTGGAAGTGGGTCTTCTACCACTCCCAAGTGAAAGACTTTTGCCTCGTCTACCGAGAGTTGACGGCTTGACAGATACCGTTCTGCTACTTCTACCTTGCTTGCGTACCTCTGTGTAGCCTGCAGTAAGAACTGTCTCTGCGAATTGTTTAGCCTCACGGAAATTAACTCCTTCCTTATACATAATTAAAGAGTAGACATCGCCTTTGACTCCACAACCGTGGCAGACAAAGGCGTTCTTATCATAGTTTACTGCTGCACTTGCATGACTATCTAAATGAAAGCAGCATTTCATCTTACGCCAACCGCTATTAACTGCTGGCAAATCTGCACCTAAGTATCTTAGGTATTCTTCAATGCTTGGTTTCTCCATCAATGGCTCTCTTTAGTAGGTCTAACCATACATGTCCAGGCATGGTGCAGTACCACTCGCTAGGGCTCCGCTTCCCTTTACGCTTGTGCCACACCACGCCTGTCCACGCCCCGTCATTGCTCATTTCCGTGAGCAATTCTTCTACCCAACCAGCCAAGTTCATCTTGGCATGGTTTTTGATTTCTATTGTAACTCCAGGTATACCTGAAACATCACCTTTG